GGAAGACCATAAACTCAGCAATTTTACCATTGTAAATATCGTTAATTATTTTTTCTTTATCAAGTTGATTCCTTTTTTTATATTCATCTAAAGAAGAAAAAACACTAAACTTAGAAAATAAATTACACTGATTTTCTTGGTATTCTGTTACTGGATTAAGCTCTACTTTCATAATTTTTCTATTTCTTGTTTAACCTGTTCATAATATCTAAAATCTTGTTCCATGTTTTGAAGTTCACAAGATAAGTAATTAGGAAATTCTCTTTTTAAATGTTTTTCAGTTCTTTCGTCATACGTTTCTAGTGCTTCAATAATTTGGTTAACTGCTATTAATGCGCATTGTTTTGATAAATTAAACCAAATGCCACATCCATGACCACTATTTGTACAATTACCTTTTTTATATTCTTCATCACAATCTCCAAAACACGTATCTGTATTTTGAAATAATCTGTAATTTTTATTACACAATTCTATTGCTTTTTCTTTTGGTATCATAATTTTATTTTTTAAATTCAATATAAATTGCTCTAACGTGGACAAAAATCCAAATGGTAATTAAAGACCAAACTATAAATTCATCAAAAGTTATTGCTGTTTGTTTGCTCATAATTTTATAGTTTGATTATGTAATTTAACTAGATACTCCGCAGTTTCTTTATTAAGTTCTCCACTGCCAATAATATAATACTCTTCTTCACTATCGCCACTTTTAAATAAAATTGGTTCTTCGGGGCTAATAGTTCTGCACCAACATTCTTCTCCTTGCGAGCAAGTTCCGATTTCCCATTTTACGGTAAAGGCTTTTTCTTTAGCTTCTTGATATGTCATAACTTTATTTGTTAAAATTTTGGTTATAGTATTTCTCTCCAGCTAATTCATGGTCTAATCCAATTACTTCTATTTGATTACAAGCATCAATAATTTGTTGCTTTTCCATTTCTTTTGCTTTTGCAAATAATCCAAGTTCATTTACTCCATAATTTTGTAAAGCAATAAATTCTTTCTCTAACCATTCAACTGCTGTCTGTCTGCTCATAATTTATTTATATTTTTCTAAAAAGTAATCCATTATTTTATTAGCTCCACATTTGCAAGTGTAGCCTCTTAATTGGTCGCAACTATGATATTGTATTTGATTACACGAATTACAATATCTTCTTGTATTCCCAATTAACCATTGGTAAATTGAGAATTTTACTGCTGTTTGTTTGCTCATAATTTATTTATTATTGTATAAAGTTTTCGTTAAAAAAATTTTCACAGTCCTCTTCTGTGTTTAATCCTCCCTCATCGTAAGTTCCCTGTGCGTATGAGTTTATTAAGCATTGCTTCTCTAATATCAAGAATCTTTGAAACTCTGTATTTAAGTCATTACCTATAAAGTATTGATTAGCTTTCATGTAATCTATTAGCTGTGATACTGCTGTCTTTACCATTACATTTATTATTTATTTAATTTCTTAAAATACCTTCTTGCTGATAGTAGGCATAATAATTTTTCAACATTTGGTTTTATTCCTATTTCTGGAAAAACTTCCATCATTACCTTAATTGCTTTTGTTGTTTCTTTTCTTGTGTATGTTGTCATTTTGTTTCTATGCTCTCTGCTAATTCTAATAAGTAATTGTTTATTGTTTCTTGATGAAAAGTCATACCTATCAGCATTGCGTTTACTGCGTTGTATATTTCTTCTAGTCCTACTGAGTCGCTCATTGTTGCACTATATTCAGCACCATTTGACTCAAATGTTATTTTTAATTTTCCTTTTTCCATTTTTTTAATATATTTATCTACTTGACTTTGTGTAATATTTCTTGTGTGAAATGAAGGCGGTTGTAAATTTTCCATTATATTTCTATTTTTATTACTTCCTTGATAAACTCTGGTGATATCCATTTGTTAATTGCTACATAATACTTATCTCCATCTTTGTAAGCTTGTACGGTTTCTTGTTTTCCTTCAAATTCAGTTCTTACTTCGTACTGATTATCAGGGTCATATCTTAAGTTGAACTCAATAGCATCTTCGTTATCATGTTCTAAAGCGTGTTGCATAGATGGATTCCTGTTTACCCATTCGTATAGCTTTGCTCTTTCTTCTGGCGTAAGCTCGTGGTAGTACTCGTTTATCGCCTTATCCCAAAACATTGCTCTTGCTATAGGTCTTGGCGGAATACACGCCTCTAAAAGAAACGAAAATTCAAAGAAGTCAATCTTAAACCTTTGGTATTTCTTCTTTTCCATTTTTTTTATAACTTTCCCCCTGTTTCTACTCCATTTTCAGGAAAACTATCATAGAATAACTTTGCGTACAGTCTTCTGTAGTTTCGCTCTATTTCTTCTGAATCCCATTGCCTATTGCTTTCCATTACCCTATCATATTCTTCTTGTGAAATGATTCTCTTGAGTGCTTCTTCTCTGCTTGTTGTTTTTGATTCTTTCATATGATTATTATTTTTTTTATTTTTATTTTATCTACTTACTACTACTCCATTATGCAAAAGTGTTACCTGACAAGGTACTTCCACATTCTCTACTTGTTTGTGTCTCTTTCTTAACCTCTTGCAGTAATGCTCGTAACTCCACTGACAACTTTTTTCTTTTTTATTATACGCTTCCCATTTGTAAATCAAACCTTTAGCACATTTATTGGTTAAGTCGTACACTATATCGCTGATACTGAAGTAGTAATGTTCAAAATATTTTACAATATTCCCAGATTCCTGTGCTATATTGTAGTCAAAATTAATTTTTTGCTTCTTTATAAACTCGTCAATGTAACCTGTGCAGATGCGCTCGTATTGAAGGTTTAAGGTGGATATGGTTTCTTTGCGTGTCATAATTAAAAGATATGAGTTATTCGTGCTATTTGTCCATTCTCTTTACAATGCAAAAATGCTTCACAAGCCTTAGGGGCGTGCTGATAACCATTTCTATGATGCCAACTGTCCGTACCACTTGGACTCCTTAAACTTTCAATTGTGATACCTGCATAATCCTTGCTTGTCTTATGATGCACGTGGTGAGTATAGATATATCTATGTTTTGTTTCTGCCCATTCCTTACTAAACTCAACTGCCATAAGTAAAGGCAAATCTTGTTGTTTAGCACCATCTCCATGAGTTGTACCAATTAAATTATTAAAGTATTGAAATCCTTTCCTATGCGCTATTGTGCAGTCAAAAGTAATATTACTACAATCTTTAAAATAAGCCTCTATAACCTGCGCTAAAAAGAATCCGTTAGTATAATCGTGGTTGGAAGGATTAAAGGTAAAATGGACATCAGCAACTCCAATTAACAATTCTAATACTTCAACGTATAACTGTTTAGCAATCAAAAAGTTACTATGCCACATACCATCAGTATCTTGAGGAGTTCCGCTTGTTGTTGTTCTTAGTGGATTATCTATGTGAAGTATGTCGTTACCTCCAATAAACAAAATTTTATCAATATTAAAAGAACTGACCTTTTGCAGTATTCCTTTCACTCCTTCTAAAACTCTCTGAACAGCTATTTGATTGTCATAAGACTCTCCGCTTTCAAATGCAGTACATAACTTACCTATATGAATATCTGCTGGGTCTAAAACAAGTAAGTAAGAATTTTTATTTTCTATTCTTTCTAAAATAGGAAAATTAGGGATATATGCTTGTATGTCTTTTATTATTTCTGCCCTAAAATCTGATTCTATTAATTCTTCTGGAGTTACAAAATTAGGATTCTTAACAAACAAACTAGCACTTTTACTTTTAACCCACATATGCTTAACTGTGGTGTTATCAATATCTAGACTATTAGTTGCTTCGTACGAGCCCTCGTACTCATCTAATATCCTTTTCTTATGTCTGTATATGTACTTCCTGAATTCTCTTAGTTCGTTAAATTCTAAAGTAAAATTTAGTTTCTGACAAACCTGTCTTGCAATTTCGGTGTCTGATTCTAAGTTTTTTTCAAGAATAACTTCTTTAATTACCTCCTCGTAAATTGCCCACCTCGATACTTTATTGTTTGCCATATATGTTTTTATTGTAATCCAAATAAGTTTTTAATATTATCTAATACATCATCTTCAAAAATATTAGATTTAGTAATATCTTCTACGCTAATATAGTTTAGTCTGTCATTTACTTGTTTCTTGGCATCTTCTATATTATAAGCTCTAACTTTAGTACTCATCTTTCTGCCGTAAAACTCAAAACGTAATATGTAGTCTTTCATATTTTTCTGTAATTTATTTTGCAAATATATTTCATAAAATGAGAAAAACAAATTATTTATTATTATTATTATTTAATTATTATTGTTGCGGCTTATATATTAGTTAAATATTGTTTTTATATGCTGTATTAGATAATATATTGGTAATTAATTTTAATTGGCTGATTTTCATTAATTGTTTAAAATAAAGCTTGCGTGTTTAAAATGCTAAACTACATTTGCGACATGGAAAACATAGAAAATTATAAGAGTGTATTAGAATACGCCAAGGAAAAGAGTATAAGCGTTCAGGCTGTATACCAAGCAATCTCAAGAAAGAGCCTAGATTTTATCAAGCTAGGGAAAACTATTTTAGTAAAGGTTAAGTAAAATAAAAATCATGGCGGAGAACAAAAAATCATTTTTACTTTATTGTGATATAATACACACAGTAGAAAAACTAACAGACGAGCAGGCAGGAAAACTTTTGAAGCATACTTTAAAATATGTAAACGATTTAAATCCTACTCCAGAAGATATTTTAACCGAGATTGCTTTTGAGCCTATAAAACAGTCTTTAAAAAGGGATTTACTTAAATATGAGGGTATTAGAGTAAAGAATAAAGATAATGCTAATAAAAGATGGGCGGATAAAAATAATGCCACCGCATCCGAGCGCATCCCATCGGATACCAAAAATGCCGATAGTGATAGTGATATAGTAAAGGATATAATAAATTGGTCTGAGCTTTTAAAGTTCTTTAATTCTAAAACTAATAAAAACTGCAAGGTTATACCAACAAAAGCTAAAACTGCTTTTACTGCTAGACTAAAAGAGGGCTACACTAAACAAGATTTTGCTAAAGCTATACAGAACTGTGCGGCAGACGAGTTTCATATAAACAATCCTCACCATCTAACTCTAGAGTTTATAAGCAGACAGGATAAACTAGATAAATACTTAAATATTGGAGATAAACCTAAAAACACAGAAAAACAAAACCCTAAAAACCTAAGAGTAGTAATATGAAAGTTAAAAGAATCAACGATGTAACAGAACAATTATTTGATTTACACAAAAACAATACATCAAACCTACTAAGCACTGGTTTTAAGACTTTAGACAATTACTATCAAGTAAGACCTAGCAACACTACCATCATTTACGGTTACCCTAGTGCAGGAAAGAGTGAATTTGCTATGCAATTACTTATAGGTCTTACAGTTAAGTACGGAAAGAAACATTTAATATACACACCTGAGACAGGAACAGCTGAGGAGATATTCTCTGAGATAGCACACTCATTAACAGGTAAAAGCTTTGATAAAAGATTTCCTAATTACATTACAGAAGCAGAAATATACAGGGTACAGCCTTTTATTCAAGAACATTTTGCAGTTATTGAGGATGATGGTGTAAATGGATTAAGTCTTGAAAATTATTTTGAATTAGCTAGAGAAGTGAAGAGAGATAGAGGTTTGGATTGTACTTTATTAGACAACTTTAACGATTTAGAGCATAGTGCATCAGACTTGGCTAATATAGCATCGTACCTACCTATCTTTCTTCCTAAATGGAACAAGTTTTCCAAGATAGAGAATCTACATTCTTTTATGATATGCCACGCAAGAAACCCTACAGGTGTTAAGTCAGGAGAACTACCGAAAGCACCTAGTGTATTTGAAATAAATGGAGGTCAGGCTTGGTATGCAAAGGCTCAGAGTTTAATTTGCGTTGACAGACCCTACGAAGAAATAAATGGACTCATGCAACAGTCTAATACAGCAAACATTGATGTCAAGAAGATTAAACCTAAGATTGTAGGCAAGAAAGGATTAGTTCCTTTAGAGTTTGAGTTCAGTAAGAAGTGTTACAGCGAGACAGTTGACGGTCGTATACTTAGGATTGACACTGGATTTAAGAATTCTTATCAAGTTCCAGAAGAAACTAAAAAGAAGATAGGCGAGAAGATAGCCACACAAGCAAGTTTTGATTTACCAGAAGATTACACCCCTTTTTAAATATGGAATTAGAAGAGTATAAAGAAATACAGAAGATTAGGACAGAAGAGTACAAGCTAATGGTCAAAAAGGTTGACGAGTACTTTGCCTTATTCTCAATAAATAACAGGAATGCCGAGTTATACGCAGAATTTTGGGAGTTCAATAATTTCATAGAAGAATTTGAGTTAAAAGCTTTAAAGGCACAAGGCAAACAAAAGGAAAATGCCCTAGAACACTTAAAGATGCTTTATCGTATGCAAGAGTTTAATGCAAAGGTGTTTGCTAGATTTAATTACGAGAACTTTTTACTAAGTGCCAAGTCTAAAAGACTACAAAATGAGCAATTTACTTTCTTAGATGAGATTAAAGAGCTAAAAGAACAAATAGAACTTACAGAAAAAATAAATAATCTATAAAAAACACATGAAAAAGAATCTAAATTACAAAGAATGCTCGTTCATATTGAACAGGTCTGAAGAGTACTGCCAAGGATTACTAATGAAAGAGAATGGCAAGATGGGCATCCACAAGGATTTAACCCCAAAAGAATTTAAGGAAGAAGCTGCATCTTGGTCAATATCAGTTGAAAGACTATCAGAGATAACAAAGATAGATGTAGCTCATTTGCTGGAAGATATTAACAAGAACTTCTTTAGAAACGAGGTATGCGTTGAGTATTTGTTAAAGAAAGTGAATCAGAAGTTTAAACCCAATGCCAAGACTGGCGCATATCCTATATCGATAGTTATTCCTGAAGAAATTACAGCACTAATGGACGAAGAGAATCAGAAAAGGTGCATTAAGGTGTTAGAGGAAAGAGTAAGTAAAAATGTTAATTTTAAAATAGTTCAATAAATAAATAAAAAATATGATAACAAAATCGCAATGGGCAGCAATGCCAGAGACTGACAAAGACAAGATTATGACTAATATCAGGATTTCTATGGTTGGCTTACACGCTACACTAAACGCAGCCAAACACTACAAGGATTTTATTAAAGAATACGAGGTTGGAATAGGTAATAAGAAGACTGTTAAGGTTTTAAAGGACGCTTTTATTAGTTTAGAGTACTTATTAACATTTATTGACGTTGCTTTTAAGGGTAGCAAGGAAGTAAAGAAGGAGCATATGGATGCCGAAGAAGAATTCACCTACAAGATTCTTGAGAATTTAGAGGACGAGTGTTTTCAGTTTGTTAATCACGAGATGGGTTTCAATATGATTAAAAAAGCTTTAGGATAATGGAAATTAGAATACTTAAACAGGGCGCTTACGAGACCGACAAAGGCGAAAAGATAAAGATTATTGAGATATGGTATGGGGCTAATCCTCGTATCGTATTTCAGATAGGAGATACAGTCTACACGAGAAGCAGGGAAATATTTGAGGATGGGATAAGAAATAATAAGATAATTAAAAAACTTTTTTGAAATGAGAAAAATATTTCTATCTTCGCACTCGATTGTTGGGTTTGATTGACCCGAGTTCTTCATGTGATTAAAATCGCCCAGTAGTAATATTGGGCTTTTTTTTTGTTTGATTAAATATTACATTTGCATTTATAAAAATAAAATAATTATGCCTTTACCAATAGTATTAGCAG